CCTTCGGCGATCACGCGCGCAATCAGCTTGATCCGCATGTCAGAGCGCGATGTCATGCGCGCGTTGCCGCTCGACGTCTTGTTCAGAATGTCGGCGTCGCTACCCTGCGTGAGCTTCATTACGCCCGTACGTTCCTGCTTGGCGGTGTCGGCATACTCGAGCGCCTGATACGCGCCGGCCATATCGCCCATACCCTGCTGCAGCGGCTGCACTGCGCCCTGCTGCTTGATGCGCACCACACCGCCCGGCCGGTTCGTCAGCAGATCGTCGAGATTGACCTGACCTTCAACCGCCGTGGTGCGGCCGTTGATCTGCAGGTGCATGTTGTCGAGGATTGCGCGCCAGATGTCCGTTGAGATGCGCTGCGACTGCATGGCGAGGTCGGCCAGCGACAGGCCAAAGAAGCGGTGCGGCAGGCGGATCGTCGTGTTGCTGACGAAGCACGGGCCGTCGCATTCCTCGTTGCGCAGCGTCTTGCCGCCCGCGCGCGTGACCTTGCGCCATTCCGCGATGCCGTCGCCGTCGTAATCGACGCGCAGATAGCATTCGGTGATCCATACGACGCGGCCAGACGGGTCCATACTTTCGGTGCCGTCGGAACCGGTCCATGCGTAATCGTCGTCCCATGCAAGACGCTCGATACGCTCAGGATTCAGGTCGCCTTCGGTGTCGGACGAGATATCGTCGACGTTCTCGTAGCCATCAGCGCGCAGCTCGGACAGCGTTTTCTGCTTGCGATGGCCACAGAACGGCGTGTTGCTGATCGACTTCGCGCGACGCGAGATGAAGAATTCTTCGGGCGGCACGTTCTCGATGCAGACTTTCCCGTTCTTGCGCGTGCGCTTGAGCGTCACGTCGTGCAGCATCGGCATCTGCGCCGGATTGGGCGGCTGCGGAGGCGGCGCACTGAACGGCTGGCCCTGCTGTTGCGCCTGCTGTGCGGCCTGCGCATATTGCTGCTGCATCTGTTCGAATTGCGCCTGTGCAGCCTGCATTGCGGCCGCATCGGGATAGGCAGAATGCTCGACCGGCTCGACTTCCGGATCCTGCAGGATCATCGTCATCTGCGCGTCGGTGAGGCTGCGGTATTCCTCGCGCGTCTCGTCGACCTTGTCGTCCCACCAGACCTTTAGGATGCCGTTCTTCTGGATCAGCGCGTCCTTGATCCAGTCGTGCAGGATGTTCCAGCCCGGATTCTGCTGGTAGAAGACGTAGTTGCATACTTCCGTCATCTGCTGCGCGGCGCCTTCGTCCTGCGGCTGACGCTCGACGAACTCGACGACGTCGGTACCGGCAGTGAAGATTTCCATCAATTGCGGCAGCGTCCATTCGACGGCATCGGCAACGTCGGTCGAGACGACAGCGGAACGGTCAGGAACGGGCGGCGGCGCCAGATCCTCAACGGCTTCGCCGAGGTAGTAATACTCGGCGCGCCGGCGCATTTCAGACAGCCGGCCGCCCATATAGGCGATCGACTGGCGCAGTTCGGCATCGACGATCGTGCCAAGCTCGTCGTCGGTCATGCGTTTGCGGTCGGCCATTATGCGTAGTTGTAGCGGGGATAGTTGAGTTGCGTGCCCCAGTCATCCTTACGGATCGACTTGAAGTGCTGGCCCCATTGGCGCAGCGCGTCGGCGGCGTTCGAATGCGCGTCGTGCTTCGGATAGTCCTTCCAGCAGCCGGCGCGCGAGTCCCATTCCTTCGAATACTTTTCTAGGTGGTCGAGCCCTTCCTTGCAGCCTTCAGCGTCGAAGTAGGCTGAGGTCAGCGCCATGCGTGTCTGCGCGATGCCCACCGTCACGTCCTGAATGCGCGGCACGATCTCCGTATTGCGCACGCCCATATCGTTGAGCATTTCCTCGATCGAGCGGTTCTGGAATCCCGATTGCAGGCGCTTGTGTGTGGCGTCGTGCGGCAGATAGTGCTTGCCGAAGTTGTAGCCGGTCGACGTGAGGTATTGCGCGAAGTGGTCGAGCGTGCGGCCGTTGGCCTCATAGCAGCGCAGAAAACGGTGTTCAGGGCCGATCAGTTGATGAAACCAGATAGCCGTCGTGTCGTTCGCGCCGAGATCCCAAAAGGTATTGACGGGCTCGCCCGACTCGTACGGCACGCGGCAGATACGCCCATCAAGACGCATGCGGTCGAACTGCTCGCGATACCAGGCGCCCTCGTTCGATGCTTCGAATGCCTCGTCAGGCGTCGACGGAAACTCGCGCTTCATGTCCGCGCCCTGCTTCTCGCGCATCAGCACGTACCAAGCGCGCTTGCGCGGCGTAAGGTGTGCGCCTGTCGAGGCCTGAACCTTATCGAAGTACTCGTTATCCTTCGGCGAGATCACGACCGTTTCCGGATCGACCTCATATTCCGGGCGGCCGTACCATGCGAAGAAGTGAAACTTCTCCTCGATCGCCAGATGCTTGCGGCCCATGCGCTTGCGCGCGCCTTCTACGAGGTCATAGAACGCGCCCTCGCGGCCTTCTGCGGTTGACTCGACGAACAGGAAGCCATCGGGAGCGACGGCCGGTATAGCGCCCGTCACTATTTCGCGCGCCTTGTCCGGGTACTTCGCGCAGATCTTGCCGAACTCGGAAATGTGGAGGTATTGCAGCGTGCCAGAGCGCATCGACGTGCCGACGCGGACGCTGGAGTTGTTCGACAGGAGCAGTTCCGTCGCGCTGTCGGTGATCGGGTAGCGCGCCTCGCGGATGCCATCAGGCAGACGGTCGTAGGCGAACTTGATCTTGTCGCGAAAGATTGTCGTCACGTTGTCGCCGTTGTCGGCGATGACGCCAGCGCGCAGGTCAGACGTGAACACCGCGGCATCAAGCAGCATCAACTGGATGAGCGTCGAGAACCCGAGCTGGCGCGCCTTAAGGATGACATTGCGGTAATGCAGATCTTCGAGAAACGTCGACTGCTCGCTGTTCGGCGTGAAGCGCACGACCTTCCCGGACTTGTCGGTGATCCAGTAGAGGTTATGAAGCCTCCAGACCGGATTGCCGAAGTCCTTGGCGAGCGCGTCGACGTTACTCATTTGGGTTTGAGGGTCGTGCCTTCGACCTGAGAGAGCAGAAGCTGGATCGGATCGACTGCGACCTTGCCGCTATGGTCGATCTCGTGACGGTCGCGCCATGCGTGCTTCTGCCGGTTCTTGAGCCAGAAAATGCAGGCCGTTGTGTCGCCGCCGACTGCCTTGTCGTAGAGCGAGCGGGCAACAAGCGAATCGGCGATGTCTTTGCCCGCGCGCAACGCGTCAGCGAAATCCGGATGATCGTTCTTCCAGCTTTGGATCGTCCGCTGACTGACTTCGAAGAAGCGTTCAAGATCATCGTCCTTGGCGCCGAGCAGGCAATAGTTCTTTGCCAGCGCGGCAAACTCCGGCTTGTACTTGGATGGGCGTCCGGCCATAGCTTGATGCCGCGCCCTTTCGGGTAGCGGCTCCGGTTCGAATGGTGAGGAGTTACAGGAGCGACTTGAGTTGCGCGACTAGACTCTTGATCTCGTAGCCCATACGACTGAGCATCGAGTCGCCCGATCCTTCTAGCGAGAAGGCCAGCGAATGGATGCGGTCAGCGAAGGTGTGCGCCGGGTGCGCCGCGCCGGTTGCCTCGGGCTGCTCACCTGGGAACAGCGCGGCGGGCGACACGGCGGCGGCGAACTGAGCTTGCGCGTCAGCCTGCGATTGCGCGTACCCCTTGTCGGCAAGCCACTGACGAGCCGTCGCTTCCGATTCCGGGCCGCTCGTCGTGATTCCCAACGCGCTCAGGTCAGCCGGCGTGGCCACGCTTACCGGCGCAGCCGCCACGATGTCGACGACGGGCGATGCAATCGGGGCAGACGATGCAATGGCGCTTTCGGGTTGGCTTGCCGCAGGCAACGCAGCGGCGTTTGGGACGTCACCGGCCGTACTGGCATCGGTAGCAGCACCAGCGAGCGACGTGCTCGCATCGGCGTTTCCCGGCTCACCCTTCTCGACTTGTACCGTCGAGACAACCGCCGTCGCATTGTCGAGCGGCGATACATCGGGAAGGCCGTATCCGGTCGCGCTAGAGCCGTCTGCATAGGTCTTCGTTTCGAGAGACCGCGTTTCGATATCAACGCCTACCGGCGACTGTTCAGTGCCGATAGAGGTAATGGATGAGTTCGCTTGTGACGCGCTCCCAGCATCTTCTGCTGCCGTTGAAATAGTCGCTGCGGTATCGGTAGGAGACGTCACCGGCAATGCGTTTCCCTGTTCACCCGCGCCATCGCCAGCTGCTGCACCGTCGGCAGACGTCACTGCCGGGTTCGGCTCTGCCGATGAGGCACCACCAGCAGCGTTTCCCGATTCGACGACAAGCACCGGCTCAGTGCTGCTCGGCGCGGCGTCGGTCGGCAGCGCGGCGGCCTCGCCATCGACAGCGAACATGGGAAGGCAGGCGCTCAGGGCGGCGATCAGCAGAGACTTGCGCATTGCGGCTCTCCAAATGAAAAAGCCCGCGAGGCTTGGAGCCTGCGGGCTTTCGGGTGGATCGCAGAGACAAAACGACCCCTAAGGGTCGCTTTGCTCGTCAATCGACGGAATCGGTCATCAATAGCGGCGGAGTATAGGCCAGTCTTATCGGGTTTACAAGTCCATCTGCTTTCTCTAACCGATCGCTGATCGCCATCTGGGCGTGATAAAGGGCGAAGTCCCAGACGTGGGCATTGTCTTTGCCCTGCTTCAGCCGAAGAACGCGGCAGATCTCGCCAACACGCGAGCGGCGCACGTAATAGAGCTTCAGCACGTCCTTATCGAGCGGCATGAGGCGCTGCCACGCGTTATTGACCTTGACCGCGTCCGCATGGTCAATGACCGGAGGCGCCGGGCGCAGCTCCCGCCAGCCGCCGCCGCGGTAGCGACCTTCGGCCGAGGCGATGTCTGCGCCGCCGTATCCGCCGAAGCGCTGAGCGCGGGCCCAATTTTCGAGTCTCGGTTCGAGCGTTCGCAGATCCATAGTTTCCCCGTTGTCCGTGCCCGTATCGCTGGGTCCAGCGGCCGAGTGCGCGTCGGCGTGGCGCGGCGCTCAGGCCGGCGCCGTCCACCTGAACGTCGCCGCGCGCTGCGCCTGAACCTCGTCCCACAGCGCGTCTAGCTGGTTCGC